TTTTTTTATTGCTCGAGTTGTGTTCGTACTTTTCTTTCTAGGTTTTCTCGGGTGTAATGCAGAAACTTGTTTTCTGTTAAATGTTTTAACCGGATCTTTTCTGTATTTTTTACCGAAATTACTCATTATTTTTTCGCAGCTTTTGCAACGTTTTTAGCAACTTTTGCAACTGATGTGGATCCTTCAGATTCTGCTACTTCACCTAATGCTTCAGCTACAACTCCAACAACATTATCTGTGTCAGCTAATTCTTGTCCTATTTTAACAGCTGCAGCTCCAGCTTTTTCTGTTAAAGGAACTAATTCTTCATTTCCTGTTATAATTTCTACAGTTGTTGCGGCTTTTGTTAAAAATGGTGCAAATTTACCGAGCCCAACAAATCCCATTTTAATTTTTGATAAAATATTTGTTAAAAAATTCATTTCATACTCCTTTTAGTTATTTAAAATTTAATATCAGTTTCCGGTGCAGCTTCTTTAAAAAATACTCCAAGGATACCGAATACAACAGCAGCACCGTTCATTGCTGTATTCCATTGCTCGTCAGGGATTTGTTGACCAACTAACGCGAATAATGCAGCTAAAGATGCGTGCGTACTTGGTTCTCTTAGTCTTTTAAATACATACAACAATTTTCCAACTATATTCCCCATAAAAATCTCCTATTTTTATTTGTATTTATTAAAAAAAGCTTGACTAAATCGAATTTATACGGTATAATAAATAAGAAAGAACTTTAATTTTGAGGAATATTATGATACAATCAGTTGAAGATTACCATGAAGGGGTTGCAGTGTTTAATACCGATGAAATAAAACTTATTCAAGAATTTAGTCATGGAGCTATAAAATCTATAGTTAGAGAAAAAGGTGGAATTTATATCGTTGATTTATATACTCACCGAGGTATTGAAGCTAGAACAAGATACGATAATTTAGAATCAGCAAAACGGGTAGCTGAAGATTGGGTGTTAAATAAGTAATGTTAAATTGGATCGGAACTGTTAATTTTTTAGTTGCTGGAACACTAATTGCTACTAAAATCGAACCTTATAGTAAATATGCATTTATATTTTTTATGTTAGGACACGGTTCTTGTTTATTAAATGCATATAATAAAAATATATATTCATTAAAAGTGCGATATATTTTCTTTTGTATTATAGATGCAGTTGGTATCTATAATTGGTTTAGTTAAGGAGTACTAATGAAATCGTTTAAACAATTTACGGATGATATTGTTGAAGATAAAGATTCAAAAATGCTGGAAAAATTATAAAATGTTAGGTATGAAGAAAAAAGGGTCAAAAATAGTTCCTAATTGTATACCTGAAGAAGTTGAAGAAATTTTTGAAGTTACTGGCACTGAATTGTATGAAGATTGGCAAGAACTTGACGAAGAAGCTGAAAAAATGGTAAACGAGTTAAATTAAATAAACCATTTTTAACTCCAGGTGGTCCAAAGAAACGTTCAGTGTATGTTAAAAATGATTCTGGTAATGTCGTTAAAGTAAATTTTGGGGATCCAAATATGGAAATTAAACGAGATAATCCTGAACGCAGAAAAAGTTATAGAGCTAGACATCATTGTTCCGATCCAGGTCCAAAATGGAAAGCTAATTATTGGAGTTGCAAATACTGGAGTTCTACCCCAGTATCAAAACTAGATTAAAGAATCTCCCCGCGATCTAGAGCGTATCTAGAAAACGCAACCGATACAGTAATGTATCAATTTTAATCTGAAATAAGGAGTCTTACATGGCTACTACATCTGAAATAATTAAAGCAAGTGCTACAGAAAAACCATTGTTAAATAAATTAAATTTGACATTAGGTATTGCTCTGTATTTAATATTCTATTCATTTATTAGGTGGTATGAAGGCGTTTACGGCTGGTCTGCGGGATTAGACTCATTTGCACCCGAATTTGAAACCTATTGGATGAATATGTTGTATATCGAAATCGTTGCAGAAGTAGTATTATTTGCAGGTATTAATGGTTATATTTGGAAATCTCGTGATCGCGCAATGATTGCTGGTGCGGCATTAGCTCCTCGTGAAGAATTACGTCGTCATTTTACTCACTGGACATGGTTGGTTTGCTACGGTTGGGCTATCTATTGGGGTGCTAGTTACTTTACCGAACAAGACGGTACATGGCATCAAACTATCGTTCGTGATACTGACTTTACTCCAAGTCATATTATCGAATTCTATTTGAGTTATCCAATCTATATCATCACTGGTACAGCTAGTTTTATGTATGCAAAAACAAGATTGCCTACTTATCAACAAGGTTTACATTTGATGTATTTGATCGCGGTTATCGGTCCTTTCATGATCTTACCGAATGTTGGTTTAAACGAATGGGGGCACACATTCTGGTTTATGGAAGAATTATTTGTTGCTCCATTACATTATGGGTTTGTATTTTTTGGTTGGGCTGCTCTCGCAGTAATGGGTGTTGTGAACACCGAAGTAATGGCAATTTCTAAATTATTGAAAAATGATTTAGTATAAGTTAGAAAAAAGGAGGCTTTAAGCCTCCTTTTTTAATATAAATTTTTATTTTACCTAAATACAATAAAATATTTTTATTTAACGGTAGAATAATGCGCGAATTAAATGATTTCCTAAACCTTGTATCAGAAGCAAAAAAAGAATCTGAAAGTAAGATAGGCAATCATACGATTATCGATTTGTCAGAAAAGATTAAAAATAATCCATTTTCTAATTTATTAGAAACTACAAAAATTATTTCGCCAGTTGCTGAAATTCTAACAGAAAATCCAGTATCTGAGCCGTTTCCTCAAAAAATAACTCCTCTCAAAAAACCAAAACTTCAGCGAGTATCTTTAGATTTCAAGGATACATCTTTTCTTGATATTTTAGAATCTGAGATAGTTAAATCAAAAGAACAAGAAAAAGAACAGCAAGTCAAAGAAGAAATATTTACTGAATTTTTTGAATCCTTATCTGTTAATCTAAAACCAATTGATTCTAGCGTTACTGATGATTCAATTGTTGAAACTGAATCAATCGGGGATAATGAAATTTTACCTAGGATTAATTTAGGTGAAATTGTTGTTGAAGATAATGTTGTAGATGAAGCTATTGATAATGTATCGGTTGCTGAAATTTCAACTCAATCCAATGTAGCGCATTCAGTTGAACAAAAAATCGTAGAAGAAATAAAGAAACTAGATTTAACTGATCCGTCTCACTACGATAAACTATTTAAAACAAATACAGACCATTTTTCTCAACCAGATGCGCCAAAAATTGATCCGACTATTAAAGCTTTAACTGATAAAGTTAAATATATGGAAGATTGGTTAACTAAAATATCCATGGCTGGTCCAGGATCCGGTGAAGTTAATCTTAGATATCTAGATGATGTTGATAGACCTAGTATCTATGATGGTCGATATTTACGGTACAATGATTCCATCAAAAAATTTGAGTTTGCGGAAGTAAATCCTCATGATATTATCTACACCACCACATTAGTTACTACACCAACATACACAGTAGATAACGATGATTATTATATTGGTATAGATTATGCTGGTCCAGTAACAATAACATTACCATTAACACCAAGTTCAGGTAGAATGTTAATTATAAAAGACGAATCTAGTAACGCAGAAACTAATCCTATTTTAGTCCTAGGCAATGTAGATAACGATGCTGGTGGATTCATTATTCAAATTAATAACGGTGCCATTCAGTTGATATATAGAAATGGTTGGAGAATTGTATGACCTATTTGTTTAAACCTTATGACGGCGAAGTTAAAAATGATGTGGGTAATCCCATACCAGTTTCATTTCCTAATGTAGTATCAGATGCATTTGGTAGACAACGAGTATCTGAGCCATTTACATTGGGTGATTATAAACATCTATATGGAATTGATCCTACCTTCATTGATAAATCTGCTAATGGTGGGTCAATAACCTTTGTTAAAAATAAAGCGTGTTGTACCATGACAACCACTAGCGATCCTGCTAGTTATATTGTACATCAAACCAAATTCTATCATCATTATATGCCTGGCAAGTCACAAGTGATAATGAGTAGTATCAACTTTGGTCTTGCTACAGCAAATGTCATTAAACGTACTGGATATTTTGATGATAATGATGGTATTTATTTTGAACAAGCGGGCGATGGTACATTGTCATGGGTTGTAAGAAGTTTTGTTTCTGGTGCTCCAACTGAAGTTAGAAAAACTCAATCAGAATGGAATTTGGATACTGTATCATGGTTAAATATCGCCAACACACAATTAGTAGTGATTGATTTCCAATGGCTTGGTGTTGGTAGAGTTAGAGTTGGATTTGCACATCAGGGAAATATTGTATATGTACACGAATTCTTACATAGCAATAATTTACCAACCGTATATATGAGTAATCCAAATCTTCCTGTTAGATGTGAGATTAGAAACATCGGTACTACTACTGGTGGTTCTATGGATCAAATCTGTTCTACTGTATTCAGCGAAGGTGGATATGTTGAAGCCGGACAAGATTGGTCATCGAGTACACCAACATTAAAAACAATCGCTGCTGGCGTTACTGCGCCAGTTATGGCAATTAGATTAAAAAATACTTTCTATACTTATTCAAATAGAATGATTGTTCGCATGGGCAACCTAAATGTGTTCAGTGATGGTGCTAATATTAAATGGAGACTAATAAAATTGCCCGCACAAGCATTTTTAACAGGCAGTACATGGATTACTGATAATACAGAATCTGGTGTAGAATATAATGTTACTGCTACTGCATGGACAGATGGACAAGAAATTGATACTGGGTTTGTTGGTGCATCAACCCAAGGTAGTCAAAAAGCTGGCGGAGCACCTGCGAGTAATTTACCGTCAACTGCAAAGAAAAATTACATAGTACAAAACTTTGACAGTACAGATTCAGAGATATTTCTAGTTGTTGTAACTAATCTTGGATCCCAATCAACTAATGTTGGTGTTGGGGTACAATGGCGCGAAGTATATTGAACAACCAAGATAAGAGATAAGGAATATGAATGAGATATAATATTATATGCGAGGAGTGCGATTCAGAATATCAAATTGAATACGAGCATGGAATGCTCTCAGATGATATTCAAT